ATCACCTATACGCCAACAAAAGTGGTTGGATATATTTTCTGACATAACTTGCGTGGCCGCAGAGATCCGACGCTATCGCGTGAACCTCAAATATATTAGACTTTTTCTCTTGAATGTTGCGAACAGAGAAAAGCGCCATGCCGACATGCTGCAAGGAATGGGCAAAGTACACGACCGTTAAGTCGCTTATTGAATTGCCAAGCCCTTATTCGGCTCCCTCACGAGAATGCACGCCGATTGAACTGCAATCCGATGGGACATGGGCTGTCAACGAAGTGATGAGAGATGCACATGCCGTGACGGGGATTAAATACTGCCCTTTCTGCGGACGTAAAGTCTGGCAACAGCCTCGCACGACGTAAACAACGAGATTAAAACGGGAGACGCTGGTGTCGCTCACCTATTCGACCTACGTCTCGACCCTGTCGTCCTTGACGCTCATTCCGTCGAGCAATCCCCAGTTCACGACCATTCTCCCCAATGCCATCGACTATGCCGAGCAGAGACTCTATCGCGAACTCGATCTCATTGCGGAAAACGTCACGGACGTCTCGGCTTCGACGTCGCCCAACGACCGCCGCTTTACCCTTCCAACGTCCAAGGGGACGTTTCAGATCATCACCAATATCAATATCATTACCGGAGCCTCGACACCGGAAAGTGGCACCAGAAATCCCTGCACCCCGACCTCCCGTGATGTTCTTGATTTCTTTTGGCCGAGCAGCACCGGAGCGGGCGTTCCCAATCAATGGTGCTATTATACCCAGGCCAATCTCGCAGGGTTTACACAACCCGACAACATCATCTTCGGGCCGTGGCCGGATCAGGCCTATCCGGTCGAAGTCATCGGCAAGATCATTCCGACACCGCTATCTCAGGATAATTCCCAGACGTTTCTGTCGCTCTATTATCCTGACCTGATGATCGCGGCGAGCATGATCTTTTTTGCAGGCGCCTTGAAAAACTACGGCGCGCAAGCGGATGATCCACGAAGCGCAATGTCATGGACCCAACAATACGACTTGCTGATGAGGTCAGCGAACCCGTGGGAGGCCCGCAAGAGGTTCGCTGGCGCGTCCTGGACTGCAGATGCGGTTGAGCCGACTGCTCAATCGCAAAGAGGGTAGGGTATAGATGCCATACACCACGCTAAAACGCCTCTCCGTGCAAACAGCGGGCTCGAATCCTGGTACGTGGGGCGCAGGAGGTACGTCTGGCGACGATCTCAATACGGGGGTCATGGGACTCGTTGATACCCAGCTTGCTGGCGTATCGACGTTTACTGTCGGTGCTTCAAACGTCTCTCTCGCCTATAGTGATATTCAAAACTGCCTGTTTCGATTTACGGGAACATTGACGGCCAGCATCGTTGTCAGTCCTGCGGCAGGAGACGCGACGACATATTTCAATGGGTTTTATTATTTCGAGAATTTGACCACCGGCAATTTCACGATCACCGTCACAACAGCGGATGGCAGCGTTGTTCTTCCGCAAGGACGGCGCGGCATTCTCTTTGTCAGCGCCGTCAACAATCTTGCCCCACGCTTGATTGCGATCACCGATTCCAATGGCGACCAGCCAGTTCCAACCGGCTCCGTCATGCTGTTCTATCAAAATGCAGCTCCGGCAGGCTGGACAATCTCATCGTCCTTGAACGATTACGCTTTGAAGATCGTCTCGTCTTCGGGAGGTGTTGCCTCGGGCTCCGTCAATTATTCGACGCTCTTTGCCCGAACCGCCACAGACGGATACACGCTGCAAATCGCGGATATTCCACCGCATACGCATAGCTATACCGGGCCGATCACGGCAGGCTTTACATCCGGCAACCAAGCGCAGGCTCACCCTCAACCCGCTACGCCAGCAACTACAGGCTCTACAGGCGGCGGCGGCGCCCATAGCCATAACATCGACATGCGCGTCAAAACCGCAGCCGTGATCCTCGCAACAAAGAACTGAGAAATTCTTGATGCTCCCGGATAAAACCACCAAGTGCCATCGCACAGGGTTCGAGAAGACGTGCTTTGAGTGCGTGACGCAGCACGGATGCCGCTTGTGGAAGCATCTCGTCATGGAGTTCGACCCCAAATCCGGCAAGCCCAACATCGATATTTATGACTGCATGGACAGTCTTTTTGAAACGTACCAGGCGGACATCATCCGCAGGCAAGTCCAAACGACGGCCTCCGTCGATGAATTCCGCAAAGAGGCCCACGCCGCTAATGACCAGCATATGGCCGGTGCGATTGCCCGGATCAATCGGGACATCCGGGAAATGGGAGTTCTCGGCAATGCCATCGAACCCCAGAAGCTGATCGGAAACTAATTCGCCATGCCGATGCAGACCTTGCGGCTGGTGCCGGGCGTTAATCTAGAATTTACGCCGACACTGGTTCAGGCAGGCTATGCCCAATCGAGCCTGATCCGGTTCCGAAACGGCTTGATGGAAAAACTTGGCGGCTGGCTCAAGTATGTCGGCTTTTCCGTCAACGGCATTCCCCGCTGCCTCAATGCCTGGCAGGACCGGAACGACGTCGATTATCTCGGCGTCGGGACGACGACGTTTCTCGGCACCATCGTTGATGGTGTGATCACGGATCTGACGCCGCAATCTCTCACCTCGGATTTTGCCCCGGATTTTTCCACGACGATGGGGTCTCCGAACGTCAACATCACGGACCCCAATATTTCTGACGTTTCGATCTTCGATAGCATCGAGTTCAAAACGCCCGTTTCGGTCGGAGGGCTGATCCTTTCCGGTGCCTATCCGATCACCCTTTCTTTGAGCACCCATTCCTATCAGATCGTCGCCAAACAGAATGCCACCTCCGGGGTTACCGACGGCGGCGCGGTTCCGGAATTCACGACGGTCTCGGGCCAAAATACCGTCACGGTCAAGCTTGATGACCATGGCCTTTCGCAATTCAACACGATTGTTTTCCCGATTCCAACAACCGTTGGCGGTGTGACAATCTCCGGTGTCTATGAAGCCGTCACGATTATCGATGCTGACACCTTCACGATCTCCGCGAATGTCGAAGCGTCCTCTTCGACCTCCGCATTCATGAATTCCGGCAACGCCGAGATTGTGTATTCCATCACACCAGGTCCTATTCCAACGTCGAGCGGGTATTCGGTCGGGACGTATAGTGACGGGGGGTATAGCACCGGAGCAAGTGTTGGGCAGCAGACAGGCACTCCGATTACGGCGACCGATTGGACCCTTGATAACTGGGGCGATACGTTTCTGTCGTGCCCCGAAGGCGGCGGCGTCTATGCCTGGGATGCAGCTTCGGGGGTACAAAATGCTCAACTCGTCGCGACGGCCCCGATTCATAATACCGGCATTTTCGTCGCGATGCAGACGCAGATGCTCATCGTTTACGGGGCAGCGGAAAACAATACGATCGGGGTTCAACGCAATCCGTTGCTCGTCGCGTGGTCGGATGTCGGGGATTATACGAGCTTTGCCCTTTCAACGACCTCGCAAGCCGGGTCTCGCGTCCTTCCCACAGGGTCCAAGATCGTCGCTGGCATGGCGTGCCCCCTGCAAGAGCTTCTGTGGACCGATCTCGATTGCTGGTCGATGCAGTATCAAGGATCTTTGGAGGCCGGTGTCTGGGGCTTTACGAAGATCGGAGCCAATTGCGGGTTGATCGCACGCCATGCTGTCGTTCAGCAGGGCTCCAACGTCTTTTGGATGGGCGTTTCCAACTTCTTCACGATTTCCATCGGCGGTGGTGCACCACAACCTATTCCCTGTTCGGTCTGGGACGCGGTGTTTCAGGATTTGAACACGGCCTATCAATCGAAATGCTTTGCCTGGTCCAATACGCCCTTCAATGAAATCTGGTTCTTCTATCCCCGCAAATCGACGAATGCGACGGAATGCGATTGCTACGTCAAGTACAACACCCTGACAGGCCTGTGGGACAACACGCAATCGACGTTCAACCGGACGTGCGGGATCGATCAATCGGTTCTGGGGATGCCGATTTCCGCGACGAGTTCCGGGATCATCTACCAGCATGAAGTGTCGCCCGATGCCGATGGGCAACCGATCAACTGGTCTTTCACCACGGGCTGGTTTCCGATCGCGGAAGGCGAGGAATGCGTCTATCTCGATTGGATTCTTCCGGACTTCAAATGGGGGACCTATGCCGGGTCGCAAAATGCCGTGGTCCAGATCGAACCGCAGACGGTCTATTACCCTGGAGATACCCCGATCTCGTGGGGCGTCTTTTCCGTGACGCAGGGAACGCAATATATCAATCCCTTTGCGCGGGGGCGCTTGGCGCGCTTGAAAGTCAGCGGTAATGATATCGGCAGTTTCGTCCGGTTGGGCGGCTTGCGTTATCGCGTTGCTCCCGATGGACGGTGGCCCTGATGGCAGATTCCCCGTCGTCTGCGTCCCCACAAACATCGCCCTCATCGGCGTTGCAGAGCGCGCAAAACCAATTGGTGCAGATCGTCGGTAAACTCGTCGGCAACACCAGTTCGCAATCAGGGGATCTGGTTGCGGCATTGAATGCCGTTGCTGCCGCGATCAACGCCAAGCCATCGGCGTAAGGGATCGTTTCATCTCATGGCCGATGATCTCACCCCCATCACCGGAGGCACGCCGGGGGCGGTGCTCACGCCATCCTCCCCTTCGACGCTCGATACGACGACCCAGCTCGGCCTCAACCGGAATGTCGGGCAACTCGTCGATAAGATGTCCTCGGGAAACCAGGCTGTCATTACGGCGATCAACGGGATTGCGTCATCTGTGACCAATTCTTTGATCGGAGGCACGACCGGATCAACCGCCAATGCGCTGCTGCGGGCAAAAGGAACCAGCGGGCTTGCGCTGCAACCGGGCGTCATCACGGAAGATGATTCCGGGAACCTCGCCGGGGTTAATGCGATCAGTCTCCCACTGACGCCTTATGCCGTGGTGTGCGGGGGGACGAGCAATCCTGGCGACCTGCAAACGACCGCTTCGGCGGGATCGTCGGGACAGATTCTCGCAAGCCGAGGCGCTTCGGCGCTTCCCACTTATGTGACGTTTGTTGATGGCATTGGTGGGATATTCACGTTCCCTCAGAATGGCACCTATCGTATCTGGCTGGTTTCGCCGTTTGCGTTTGTCGTAACCAATTTTGCGACGATTTGCACAAGCGGAACATGCACGGCGGCGCTTCAATGGGGAAGCGGAACGATTGCGACGAATTCGGTTTCGACATCGTTTGTTTCAACGGCCGCGAGCCAAGCCCTTTCTCAGGGAGACAGCCTGTTCATTGTCGTCAGTTCCAATTCGAGCTGTACGAATTTCAGCTTCATGATCACGATTGGGCGGACGTTTTGATATGGCGCATTTGATTATTTTGGACAAAAGTCCATTCTCAGGATCGTTTGTTGCAGACGCAGGGTACATGACGTTATCTACACTTGCGGGGGGTATAACGGTGTCGACTGGGACGGCCGACCCCAATCGATATGTTGTTGTCGGGGTGAGCGTGTGTGGTGCAAATAGTGCAAATACCGTTTCGGGCATTTCAAGCGCAACGCTCGGAGGAATAAACCTGTCTGTGGCCAATATTATTACAGAGAATTTGGCCTTTACAGGTTGCGCCGCAGCGGCTCTTCTGATCGCTCAGATTCCCAGCGGAACGTCATCGACGCTCGTTGTTAATTGGAGCGGCTCATTAAATTCAGGGTCTGTTTGCCATGTCGCAACATGGCGACTTCTCAATGCAAACTCCGCTATTCCCGATGACACTGCTGGAAATGGAGCCACAAATGCCGGCGTCATGACCTGCTCTGTGACAATTCAAGATATGGGTATGGGAATTTATTTTGCCACTTCTCAGCCGATCAGCACAACTGGGTCCGCGTCTCTCACGCAAACTGGCGATAACGCCAGATTCAACACAACAAACGGTGTGCAGACCTGCGCCGCAGGTGGTGATAATTCAAACAGTTCTGGATCACCAATAACTCCTTCTGTAACATTCCAGCGGGTAGGAGCATCTGGTCCGATATCAGCTGGATGTGGCGCGTCATGGCATTGATTGAGCTAGAGTCATCATTACCGCCATTGGCGCGTCATTGAGATAGATGTTTCGATGCACCCGATTGAACGCGCCCTCCGGATTGCAAGCCGACAGACAGAGCGCCATCCCTCGGATGCTCAAGTCAAGGCAGGCAACTACGCCAAGGGGAAAGTCCGCATTAAAGGACTGGAAATCGCGATTGAAAATCCGAAAGGGTCAACACGTTCGGGAATTGATAAAGACGGCAAGCGCTGGCACGTGACGATGCCTGCGGCCTATGGCTATTTTCTCGGCACGGTCGGACGCGACAAGGACCATGTCGATTGCTACATCGGTCCGGAGCATGACTCGGATAAAGTCTTTGTGGTCGATCAGGTCGATGCCCAAACAAAACGCTTCGACGAACACAAATGTCTTCTGAGTTTCGCGAGCAAGAAAGACGCACTGGCGGCGTATGAAAAAGCGTTTTCCGACGGGAAAGCCAAGGACCGGATCGGCCACGTCACCGAAATGGGCGTTGCGGATTTCAAGAAGTGGCTGCACTCAGGCGATACGACAAAACCTCTCCGTGGACGCTACGCCGATGGGGGTGCAGTGGACGCGGCATTAGCCGTTGCACGAAAATATGCTCCTGCGATTGCGCAAAACAATCAATCGCCGAGCGATTATCTCAAAGACCAATTTCAAAATCGGCAACCATCCGAGCCTGACTTCGAGTCTCTTCCGCCGCCCAACTATGATCAGTGGGAAAAGCAAAAAATAGATGACTATCTAAAGAAAAACCCGGGAACGACGCGATGGGATGCGCGAGACAGGCTCTATAAATCTCCGGATTTCCAAAAGCAGCAACAAGACATCCTTCGCAAAGGATCACAGCATATTCCGTTTGATCAGATTCCATCTGGAACGTTCGTCCCGCATCAGTGAAGCAAAGGTTCCGGGGAATTTGGCGCACGCACATCGATCAAGTTCTTCCCGTGCCATCCAAAGCTTCATGCTGTGCCAGGGCCGGATGCTCTTTGTCATGCTGAAACGATCATCCGCCAATAGACGCGGCGACGCTGCGACACAAAAATAATAGGACCGTATACGATCAAGCGGAGAAGACGTCGCCTTCAATGATCCGCCAACCTCGGCACGGCAAGATGCCAAGTCTGGCATGGGATAGGCTGTGACTTCGCGAAATCGGTGTCCCGGTACAAACCCAATAATCGTCACCATGACAAGCGTAGCGGTGTTCATCGCTATCGTCCCTGAAACATAAACCTACCGCGTCAGATTATCATCTGAGACGCACCCAATTGTGTCTCTTTGGAGATTCCCCACATGCCGTTGCTTCCGGGCAAGAAGAACGTCGGTCATAATATACAAACTGAAATGGCCAACAATAAGCCTAGAGATCAAGCGATTGCCATTGCTTTGAATGTTCTCCGGCGCGGGCGGAAAGACAAAGCGGATGGCGGAGACGTCGGTGACGACGGTGCGCCAGTTCTCGGCCCTCTGGGTCGGAATCTCGCTATTGCGATGAAGTATGCGCCTAAATCCACAGCCGCAGCACTTGCCCGATTATCACCTGCAAAATCCTTTCCCGATCTTGTCGCGGAAAATCCTCATGGCTGGGGACGGCTCTTGCCCGATCCCGGAAGCATCACAGCCGATACGCCACCCTCCCTGCTGGACCGGGCCATGGACATCGGCGAAATGCCGGCGCGGATGTATGCGGACCAATTCGGGCGTGCCACGGGAGCTGTATCGGAAGCGATGGGGGACCCCTCTCTGCCCAATCTGACAAATGCTGGCGTGCAAACCGGACTTGCCGTGGGCTCTCCTGCCATGACGCTTGGATCGGCGGGGGCTGGATTTGGGACCGCAGCTCTTAAGGACATTGTGCCATATCTTGTTCCGGGCGCAGAGGCTAAATCGCGCCACGGAAACGCATCAGGGTATGCGCAACCCGCGCTGATGCAGCCAGCCATTGAGGCACATGACGATCTTGCCGACAAGGTCGCAGGTGATCCTCAGCTCGAAATTCTCTATCAAGCGTACAAAGATGCTCAAGCCAAAGCCAACGCTGCTGTTCCAGGTGTTGATAAAGCGTCTTCTGACGCCATTCGGCAAAGAGCCAGCGATCAGGCCACCAAGATCATGGGACAGATCGGGGACGCTCTTGCGACACGTCAAAAAGCGAAGACGGATCTGGCGAAACAGAACTACGATCAGCAGGTCGATGAAGCTGTCGCCGCGCGAGACCAGAATCTTGCTCGGGTCAAGAGATTTTCAGATACGGAAATCGGCAAGGTCTACGACAAGCTGGGTGGCGCCGCGCCGTTTGTTGCCGGCTTGGCCGGAGGTGTTTTGTCTCGCGCAGGATCAGGGCCCATCAAATCTGTATGGGATGGCGCTAAACGCCTAGGGGAAACGGCACTTCTTGGGGTCGGCGCAAACAATCTCCCACTTGCATATAATGCGTTCTCAACAGAGCCAGATAATCCAGAGCGTAAAGCATACGAAGATTACGCCTACTTTCTGCCAGAGGGGCACCCCGACAAAGCAGCTGCCCTTGCGCGCGCTCAAAGTTTGCCAGAAGCCAATCCCATCCGAGAGGCGGCAGCAAACGAGCTTTATGATCCGCGTAAGTTCGTGGAGCGGGCTCTTATGGGTGCTGGAGAAGCAGCGGGAGGTTTTGGGCTTGGATATGTCGCACTGCCGTCTGTAGGGGGCGGCGCGCGTGAACTTGTCCGTGGTTTCAACCCTGACGGTCCCAGACCTCAAGGCCCAATGACTGGCGTTGGATCACCACTTGAACCAGTGTTACCGCAAGGACCAGGAGGCACCACACCCCTGTTATCAGAAAGGCTGCCTTCCATTGAGGGTCAACCCGCCATACGTCCGTCACAGGATCAAAGCCTCCCGGCGATAGAATCGCCAGTGAAAGACCAAAGGGTATTATCGGCATTGAACGTCGTAAAACGGCAGACAGAAAAAGGCGCCAATTTACGCGCACCTGTGTCTCAAGTTCCGTCATCGGACGATCTCACTGCTGAAGGGGCTTCAAAGATTCTCGATGAATTCAAAGGGGTACGTAAGTGGCAACACGGCGACCAGATTGTGCATCGCGTTGCCCCAGGATCACCGGAAGCCGGACAGTTCACCTCGGCCCCGAAGCCTAGCACAAAATCGGCCAAAGCGAAAGGCAAAGCCACGCCAGCAGCGGAGGACGTCCCGGTCGATCAAAACGGCATTCCAATCAAGCCCCCGAAGGAATTCGATCCAGATGATCCGATCAATCGCGGAAAAGCCAAGGGCGGTGTGATCCGCAATGCCTTGGATATTGCACGTAAGTATGCCCGGGGGGGTGTTGTCGTTGGTCCGG